GAATTTTCGAGTATCTCTCTGGATTTTTTGTCTGAAAAATATACTTGTTATTTGGATATCGCCTACAGTGTTCTAATATCTGAAAGATAATCTGGTCAGGAACACTATAAGAGAAAAGATCATTCAAATGTTCAATAAAAATTGTTTTTCCTGTTCCATAGTTTACATTCATTTCTTCTTTAAGAAGTCTAATATTTCCACTAAATCTTGGATCTCTTTTCCTTCCCAGTTTTTTAACATAACAATAAGAACATTTGTGTTGACATTCTCCACCCAATACTGAATGCATATGAGTGACCCACGGATACATATTTCCTGTTGATTTTTTTAGTCCCATATATTTCCTCTCAAAAAAATTAGAGCAAGATATATGTATGATTCATCCGAAGATGAAGCTCATTATATCTTGCTCCAATTTCTACTTCTTGTGCATCGTCCTCCAATCAAGGAGAACAACGCAATTGTCGTGGAGTCTGCTATCTATGACTCCACTCCAAAATAACCGCCACTGCCAAGAAGCGATTTTCTTATCCCCACCAAACATTTTAACGAAGTGGTTCCAGAGCTGCTTTTTCGTCATCCTTGCCAAGTCCAACATAGTTTCCTCCTTAGAAGAAAAGTAACTTTTATAGATTCACTTATTTATATATATATAGAATATAGTTTATTTCTATAGTCAATTTCTAATTTTTTTAGAACATATATATGAGGATTTGATCCTCTAATCTCATCCGACTTTAAAAATATTCGTCTTTAGTCGGAGGACAAAGGGAATAGTAAATTGGATACTTGTTTATTATGCGGAAAAAGTTTTAAACAAATAACTAATTCACATCTTAAGAAATTTCATAATACTACTTTAAAATTCTACATAGAACAATTCCTATATACAATAATTCCATGGAATAAGGGTGTTAAGACTGGTCCGCAATCTATAGATCATATTAAAAGAAGATCTAGGAAAGAATATCATCATTCTATAGAAACTAAAGAGAAAATACGAAATTCCAATATTGGAAAATTAAAAGGTGTTAAAAGATCACCAAGAACAGAATCTCATAAACAAAATTTATCCAATAGTCTTAAAGGAAGATCTCTCTCATTAACTCATATCCAAAATTTAATAAAAAGTCATACAAAAGAGAGACGAGAAAAATCAAGAATTACACAGAAAAACAATTTTAAAAACGAAGAATTTATTAAAAAGTTTGTACATGGGTCTAAAGTAACTCCAAACAAAACTGAAAAAATCTTAATAAATATTATTTCTGACTTGAAACTAAAGTATAAATTTACTGGTGATTATAAAATTTGGATCGGTGGAAAAAATCCTGATTTTATAGATGAAGAAAATAATAAGATTATAGAATTTTTTGGGTGGAGACATACTGAAGAGGCTACAGGAATTTCAAACGAGTTACACGAAAAAGAACGAATAAATCATTTTTCTAAACATGGATACAATTGTTTAGTTCTTTGGGAGAGTGATATAAAAGATATAGAGAAATTAAAAGGAAAGATTTTATCCTTTTAAATCAGGCTTAAATTTAAAATCGACTTTTAGCCTGAGAGTCGTAAAAGGAGAAAAGGAGTATGCATATGTACAAAGAAAAATTTGTAACAGTAGTAAAAAGTAATGGTAAGATTTTGAGAGAACATGATGGTGTTGTTACTCTCCCCTTTCAATCAGAATATTCAATTCTGATGAAAAACCTCGACTCCAGAAAAGCAGAAGTAAGAATCACTATTGATGGTCAAGATGTTCTTAATGGTGGTTCGTTGTTGGTCATGCCAAACTCAACATTTGAACTTGAAGGGTTCCTGAGTGGTTTTAAAGTGACTAACAAATTCAAGTTTATCCAAAAGACGAAAGAAATAATTGAACACCGTGGGGATAAGATTGATGATGGTATGGTTCGTGTAGAGTTCACTTACGAGAAAGCTAAACCAGAAAGGAAACAAATAATTCACGATCATATCCATTATTGCCCATACTGTTATTGTCATCCATGTACTTGCTATCCTCATAGATGGAGATATGGAAGAAGATGGTACGATACAGTTACATGGTATTATGGTTCAGATTCTTCTGCTAGAACTTCTTCCCCAAACTTCACTATTTGGACAGGAACTACTACGAGTGATTCCGATACTGTATCAGTTTATAATTGTTCTCTTGCAAGTTCTTCCGGAAAGGAACAAAGAGGAGTTGCAGAACCAATTAATTTTACTAAACCAACATTTGAACCATTAGATGATGAGGGAATTACTGTAAAAGGTTCAGAATCTAATCAGAAATTTGTTTCTGGAAATATTGGTGAGTTAGAAGAAAACTCTGATGTTATTATTATCAAATTACGTGGAACTACTTCTAGTGGTGAAGAAGTAAAGCAAGCAATTACAGTAGATAAAAAATTATATTGTGAAACTTGTGGGAAAGCTTCTAAATCATCTGCTAAGTTTTGTAGTAGTTGCGGAACTTCTTTGTTATAATTAAGTAAATAGAGGGGATACATTAATAGTATCCCCTCTATTTCATGAGTTACTTTTTCTTACCAGCTTTATACCAGTCCGCAACTATATCTGGAGAAATTTTCATTACATTTGATATGGATAGAAATACGTTGTTTCTTTCATCCTCGCGAATCGTTTCTTCATCTATAACTTGTGGATTTCTGTTGTTTTCTATTATATTCTTCAATGCTTCATTTTGAGAATAAAGAACTGTCATTTGAGATTCCAAATCTGAAAGAGCATTTTTTATAATGCTCAAAAGAGATTCGATTGTCAAAGTTGCTACCTGTTCCTTTATTGTTTCATTATGTGAAGGTAAATCTTTTCTTTTCGATTTTAATGGAAAAGATACATAAGAACTGGATCCCTTTTTAGTCAATACTAAAACTTTTTTGTCTACAAGATCTTTAACATACTTTGCTATTGTATTTCTACTATATCCTAGAATAGAAATAATTTCTGAAATTGTTAGTTCTTTATATTCGTTAATTGTATCTAAAATTTCATCTTGTATTATTGATGAAGATCCAGAAGAAATACTCAATGAGATTTCATGTTCTTTTATTGAATGTTTTGTAGTTTGATTCTTACTTTCTTTTGGACCAAACTTTTCCGGGGTAACACTAATTCTATTAATTAACCCTCTATTTGCAAGATCATTTAGTCTATTCTGTACTGTGTTTTGATGGATCCCGAACTTTCTAGAGAATTTGTATGTAGACATAACGCCTTCTTTCTCTAATTTCGAAATAAAAAACTCATCACTATACCGTTGCATATTACCTCCTTTCAGCACTAGTTTTCTTCTATTTAGAATAAATATACACAGTTTTCAATTCCAATCTGTATCCGAATTGAGAACATATTATAAATGTTTTATTATTGTACGGTGTATAATAATAGGAGAATCTTCATGGAAAAGGAAAAGGATGTTCTTATTAGAATAAGTGATAGCACCCGTGAATATATGAGTGATTCAGTTAAGAAAGTTACTAATAGGAAGAAAAATACTCCTAGTGGATTCGTTGAAATATATGAAATTGATGAAGAAAACAAAAGAAATCTGGTTTCAAAGAGTAATCTTGTTGTATATTTAGGAAGAGAATGGTTAGCTACAAGAATTTTCAATATTAATAATGCTGCAATAGACCCAGAGGCAAATGAGTGGATTTGTTGGTTTGGTCTTGGAACAGGAGGTGTTTTACCATCTGATCCATTTGATCCAGTTCCACCAACAAATTTAGATACAGACTTAGATACTCCAATCGGTATTAATGCTTCAGATGCTACTTGTGCAGATTTTCATGATGGTTTTTATTTTAAACATCCTATAGATACAGTTAGATATGAACAAGATGTAGATAATGAAAATAAGTATCTTATTGCTAAAGCGGAGATAACAATTGGTAATGATGATGCTGTTGGAAACCATCTTAGTGAAGCAGGTTTATTTACAGCAAATAGTTCTGCTGGTGGAACTAGTGGTCCATTTCACTTGTATGCGAGAGTTACATTCCCATCAATTACAAAAACTTTAACAAGACAATTATTGTTCGTTTGGTATATTTACGTATAACGGAGAAAGGATATATACAATAGAAAATGAAAAATATAGACAACAAAACAATAAACGGAGAATAAGAAAGTGGCAAATATTTCCCCAGGCGTATACACAAAAATTATTGACTTATCTGCTTATGTTGCATCTGTTCCAGGAACAATTGCATTTATTGCTGGTCTCACCAAAAAGGGTGAAGATAATGTTATGAAGTTCATAGGTTCACGTGGAGAATTTATTGGCGAGTATGGTGAACCCAATATTAGTGACTATGGAAAAAATTATGGTCAAGGACCATATCTCGCTTATAATTATCTTGGTGAGAGTGGTGCTCTCTATTGGATGAGAGCTCTACCCGATGACGCAACATATGCAAACTTCAGAATTGACGGTGTTCTTGGTGACACTGACAGTTCAGCATCAATTCAAATTACATATTTGGATGGTCTAAACAGTAAAGCTGAAATTAAAACAAATTTAGCTCAGACTGGTGACACTTATCCACTTTGTGTAATTTATCCAATTGGAAGAGGTGAGTATTATAATGCTATTGCAATTAGATTAACTCCACATTCAAATCCAACTTTAAATGGAGTTTATGTTTTAGACGTTTACGAAAAACAGACTGATGGGCAAGATGTAATTATTGAGTCATTTGAAGTATCATTCGATCCATATGCTCTTGATCTTTCTGGAGACTCAATGTGGATAGATTACATCCTTTCCAATTACTCAACAGTTATTAGATCAGAAATGATTACAGCTGGTGCTGTTTACTCACCTGGTTATGAACTCTTAGTAAGAGTTTATGATAAAGATATTGGAACAGTTTCTGTTGATGAAGTCGCTGGATCAATTACTGACAATAAACAAAATTTCTCTGATTGGCAAACTAGTCCAGAAACTGGTAATGCGGATTTCATGGTTATTGCTAAAGATGGTCGTGGAAATAAAATTTATGGGTGGCTTGGTGCTTCTACAGGTGCTACTTATAACTCAGCTAATGTATTTAATGGAAGAAATTTAACTACAGCATCAAGAGGTTGGGTTGGAGATCTAACAGCTTTCGATTCAGCTTCTGTAATTACATATGAAATTAAGAAAGCAGATACTGCTATTTCTGATGCATTTGTTGACGCTGATGGAACTTCATTGAAACTTGGTTCAGATGGGTCATTAAAGACTGCAACTGGTGACCTTGATCCAGCAGTAGCTACTGAAGTTCTTGCAAATGCTTATGCAGGAACACTTGATGAAAGTGTACTAGATACTGAACTATATTACTATGGTATCGTATTTGATGCTGGTTATCCAACTGATGTTAAGACTCAGATTGTAAATTTAGCCACTACAAGAAGAGATTGTATTGCTCTACTTGACAATGGTGATAACTCAACATTTAATGCTTCTATTGACAAGAGAGTTGATACACACAAGTTTAATACTTATTATGCTGCTATTTATGAAGAGTTCAATAAAGTTTATGATATCTTTACTGGACA